TACATCAGCATGAAGTTATTCACGATATCCTCCAGACTAACGTACTGATAAGATCCCCAGTTGGCATTCTGCGGTGAGTTACCAGAGTTGTCGTAATACTGATATTGAGATATATAAGCCATCTATTTATTTTTATTGCTGCTGTTGCATCTGCTCCTGTGTCATACCAAACTGAACAACCTCTGTCTCTCGGATAGACATACCAGCATACTCAAGAATCTTTGTAACTAGCTTATACTCATCCTCTAAAGGCAATTCAAAGTCTTGATAGTCTGGCTGAGTCTGGTCGAATACAGGAGACCCCCCAACAAGAGTTACGTATGTCCACTTCGGTTCTTTTGGCAATCTGAAATAGTGCGCCTGAACTTGCCCCTTGGTTGAAAGGCTTGCAGGATATATAGTCATCAGGTCAGACTGCTGAGTATATGAAGGGAACAAAGTGTTCGGGGATGTAAGATTTGAATTCAACAGCATTGTTATCTTGCTCTGAGAAACCCTATCAGCCTGCTTGAAAACAGAAGAATCAATTACGGCATACGGAGTACCAAGAACAGTAAATATGTTAGACGTAAGCTGTAAAGCAGTCTGGCTTGTAACAACCACAACCCTAGCTATATTCCCTGTTGTTATGTTCACAACAATATCACCAACCGATACACCTGCCGTCTGGAATGTAGCCGTAGAGTCTGACAAAAAGTTTAACGACAAAGCAGTATTTGTGCCTGTCTCCAGTATTATTGGATAACATAACACCTTGTCAATCATGTAGTACTCGTCGTTTGTTGTTGTTGGAGATGGGAGAAAGTACTCATTAGCCGCCGACTGGCTCAAGAAGTTTATCTCATAAAAAACCTCCAACGCCTCCTCAATAGGCTTGCGCAAAGCCGCATACCCAGAGCCAGACATCCGGGCGTTCTCCATATTAATAACCTTATTGTAGTTGCTGAAGTACTCTTCGAATATCTCTAACTGAGCCTGCTTAGCAAAAAGGTTAAAGTCTGACGGAGAGATGTAGCCGTAGTTATTCTTGTTCAGTATCGACAATACGGTATTTCTAACCGAGTTTATCATTTACATCCTTTTTACAAAGATAAACAAAAAAGAGGGTGCATTATACACCCCCTTCTCTATATAACAAAACCAACAACCAACAGCTAAGATATGCTATTTTCTAGCATCTTCAAGGCGTCAAGACCTTCGTCAGATCTTAAGAACATAGCCACCGTGTGGTAGGGGTCCTCTCCATATGGCACAGATAGCATCTTCTTTTTATTTGTCGTGGTATTAAACCATACCTCCTTCTGACCATTTCTAAACGATAGCACCTTCTTCTCAAAGAAAATGTGCACGTTAGACTCGAGCTTAAGCATCGGATCGTTCAGCAGGTTCAGGAAGGATTGAGGCTCTCGCTTTGCATAAATAAGCACATCCCTACGCAGTTCAGCGGTAGTAACACGAGACGGGTCCTTGCCCATCATGACTCTGTAAACTGTCTCAAGCTGCTCAATAGCAAGGTCTCTAGCCTGAATAAGAGCATCCACCTCAGCGGTCAAATCCTCTACAACTCTTGCTGCATCTTTCTCATAATCAACCTCTTCGAAGGATCGACCATTTAATGGGTGGTAGTAAAGGAACTGCTGAAGGACAGGATTATTCTTAGCGACTCTAAGGAATCCGTTTTCAAATATGATAGGCTCCACGATAACGTTACCATCCTGTTCGTCCTCAAATGGGGACTTCTGGTTGATTGCGTATCTGAGTGGGCGGTTTACGTTGTTCTCCTCATCATACCACAGCAAAGGGAATCTTCTGGTATTTCTTGAGGGTAAGGTAAAAGAGAGGGGAGCTGCGTCGTTTTTAAGCTTGTAAATTCGATCGGCAGGTTGCAATTTGCTTTTCATTTGATAAGATTTAATTTGTTAAAAGAAAGGAGGGAGTGTCCTTGAAGACACTCCACCCCTTTTGATTTTCCTGTTAGGATTAAGAACCGTAGCGGAACAACACGAAGTTGTTAGCACCCAAGGTACACACACAACGCTCGGACAGGAAGTTGACTTCCATTGCATCGAGGTCGCTAGTCTGAGCACCACCCGCAGAACCTGTAATCCAAGTCTTATAGCGGCGGTCTTCAGCCTCAGTGGCACGATAACGAACGTGCAGGAACGGACGCTTAGCGTTCTTTCCGAGGATCTGATCGTACACGGTAGTGGAACCAGCAGGAACCAACAGACCAGTTACGGTACCAGTAGCGGTAGCAGCTGTAGGCAGACCACCACGCATTGTAGGATCGTTCAGGTATTTCCAGTCAGACTTGTAGAAGTCATAACCACGGCGGAAACCGCTGAATCCAAGGTTCAATGCCATATCGGTATCGTTATCGAACAGACCGAAGGAAGCAGACTGAGCAACACCGGTACCATTGAAACCGTTCAAGGTAGCCAGCATATCATCGATGTCGAAAGAGAAGTCACGGTTAACGAAGATTACGTTCTCCTCGATAGAACCTTGCTTATCCAAGCGAGAGATGATAGTGTCGAAGTCAGCCAGAGTTGTGGGGTTACCACCGCCCCATACGTTTCCACGGTTGTTAACAACGTAGAAGATACCCTCAGAACCTTTGTTACCAAAGTTGGGGTTCAGCGCAGCGTTAGCAGCACCAGAACCAGACTCAGCAGGAACTGCCTCGATCATTGCAGTCTCAAGGTAGTCCTCGAAACGCAGACGAGTCTCGTGCTCACTCTTCAGGTACCACAGGTATCCAGTAGCACCGTTCTCGGTAGTTACTTCAACCCATCCGATCTGAGCCATGTCAGAACCACTAACAGCGTACTTGTCCTTAATGATGATAGGGCTGTTCTGGAAGATTTCATCTTCTGCCTCCAGAGATCCAACCATACCTACAGTTCCTTTCTTGAACTCAGAACCATAGATCCATACGGATACAGTAGCAGTGATAGCGAATGTTTGACCGGGACCCTCATAGTAAGCTACTACGAAAGTGTCGGTTGTAGTGTTAACAGAAGTAACGATACCCTTGTTGCTAAGACCGGTTGTGTTATCAGAAATGAAAACAGTCTGACCGGGACGGATAGCGATAGCAGTTACGTTAGCATCGTTTACGGTGATTGTAGCAGAGTCAGAACCAGCAGCAGCAGAAGTAGCACAGTTTGTGTACTTAGTGTGCAGACGACCTTGCTCAGCCCACTTAATCAAGTCAGAGTTAGAGGGCATCTCAGCTCCAACCATACGGAGGAAGGAAGCTACAGTGCGATTACCATAACGCTCAAACTCCTTCTCGTAAGTATCAGGAAGATACTGGTTCAAGAAGTTGAAGTTGGTAATGTAGTTTGTCGACAACGGGACCTGCTCAGCACTTGGCTGTAACTGGAACCCGGGGGTAGATAATACAGGCATTTTTTTTCTTTTTTAGTTTATACTTTTTTTATGCTGCGGATTTTGAGTCCTTTACCGGAATCGGGGTTTACCGCTTTAATTTGTACCCCACCCTTACCTACAACCTCTGGTGCTCTACGCTCAGACATATTTATATTTTTAGTCTTACGCATTACATCTTCAGTCGCATCGGCAATGCCTTGCTCGTAAAAGAACTTGGCAAACCTGTCGGGATGCATAGCCACCGCTAAAGACTTGTGATATCCTGCCGCATCCTTAATCATCCCAGTATCGTCCAAAAACTTATTAATAAAGTTCATTGGAGTTGTCTGAGCTTTCCTAAGTTCTGCTGCATCTGCTGGTGAAAACTTAAGTGAGCGGTCGTTTATTTTGAATTCAAAACCTTTGAACTCATTGCTGAAAACCTCATCAGTCTTCTGCTCGAACCAGCCACGCTTACGTTCATTCTCCTCTTGCAGAGTTTTAGCGCTGCTAATATATTGCTTATAAGCTTCGAACTCCTCTCTTTCAGCGTCTGGAATAAAACCCGACCTTGACTCAAGGGGGATTTTGTATTTTTCCTTATGCTCGTTGAAGAACTTCTTTGCTTCAGCAACAGCTTTTTTCTTAGCGATTTTTACTTTCTTGACTTTAGACTCATCGTCGATATCTTCATCGTACCTGTAGTCGTCCATCAAGACATCAATATCTTCACTATCCAAACCCTGCTGGGTAATAGATAGATACTCTTTTAGGATTTCATCTTGGTCCATCGACTCGTAGTCCTTATTCAACTTGAGAAAGTCCTCGAATCCACGACCAGTTTCTTTCCTATACTTCATATAAGCAGCAACGTCTTCTGGCATATCTTCTGCCTGCTGACGCTCGGAAACCAACTCATCAAATGAATTGATCTGCTTATTGTATCGCTTACCGATATATGAAAGAACTTGCTCTTCGGTAAGATCAATCTCCTTTGGTGTTTCCGTTTGAGATATCTCTGGCTCCGGCTCTTGAGCCTTTGGTGGCTCTGGCTGAGACAGATCTATCTTTGGGATAGAATTGGAAGCTGGCGGCTCTGCGCTACCCACCTCCTGCTCATGCTTTTCAAGAAGTTCTTTCTCAACCTCTTGTACTCCCTTGGGTTCACCCCCATCAATTGCTCTTACCTTAATTTCCATTTGATTAAATTTTACACAAAATTATACAAAAAAACAATAGTCTTTTATCTAGGAGAGAACTCAGCAAAATCAAAACCATCTAAGCTGTCCTCATTAGACTCAAAGCTCTGAGGAGGCAGGTTGTTCTTTCTTTGATTTATTAACTTAGACTGCTCGCTATTCTGCTGGCTTATCCTTTTAGCCTTCTCTTTCTCACGATTCTGCTCACGATCAGAAAGTGATGACTCCTTTATACCAGCAAGCTGCATGTTATAATCAAACTCGACAGCCATTAGATCCTTCTTCATTTCAGCCTCGGCTCTCATCTTCTCAATCTCAAAAGCAACTTCAGCCTGCTTGATTTGCATCTTTGATTGAGACTCGGCTTGTATCTTCTGCATTGCAACCTGAGCTGCTAGCTCCTGAGACTTAAGCTGCTGCTGTGCAATCATAGCCTGCTTCTGCATCTCCATCTTCTCTTCTCGCTCCTGCTTCTTAACTCTCTTGAGTTTGAGTAACTGATTGGCAAGCTTGATGTTCTTTATCTCTCTGATGTCTATTGCGTCCTCAAGATTAATGTCTCCCTTAGATAGAGCCATCTGGATGTTTGCCTCGAGCTGAGCCTTCTGCTCCTCGTCTGGAGATATCTCTATAAAGATGCCAAAGTCATAGATGTAAAGGTCCTTGATGTCATCTAGGATAGACACGTTATACTTACCGATCTTATTTGCAAAGTCATCTTTGAAGTCTGCGTACTGCAAAATATCAGCTACCCTGTACGTCAAAGCCTCTGCGAGTGATCTGTAAATAAACTGACCGCCCTCCAATATATGTCTGGTGGCTGTGTTGGAGTTCAAGGCTGCAAGCTTCTGGATACCAACCAATGAGTTTGGATCAGGCATTGAACCATCTCTAGCCTCATTAAGTCCTGTAACAGCACGAAGCATTCCTAGGTAGTGATTGTAGTTTGCAATCAGCATCTGCGTCTTGCTGGCTCCAGAGTTTGAAGTCAGCTGCTGGATAGGTACACGTGCGTTGTTAAAGTCTCCGTCCTGAGTGTAGCTTCTACCGATAACACTACCTGTCTGGAAGTATAGCCTCAAAGCATCCTCGGGATTGTATGCGTTACCAGTTCCAAGGTCAACCTCGTTAAGACCATCTGCATCAATGAACACCCCATCCGGTACAGTCCTAGCAATAACCTGCTGTAGCTTAAGGTGTGTAATCTGAATAAGATCCGCAAAAGGAATCATCCTACGAACCAGAGACTCAATTACCCCCTTATATAATCTTGGGGCTACAGCGATATAGTTTGGTATGGCGTGCTGAGAGGCTGACTTAGGTCTGACCATATTCTGTGCAAGCTCCCACTTCAATAGGATGTTTGTCCCCATGACCATGATACCGTTGTACCATACGTCAATGGTTTTCTCCATCTTCTCAAAGTTACCCTCCTCCATCATCTCTACTGGCGGGTTAAACTGATCGTCCTTCTCGATAACTCTAGCCCCTCCGCCCTCTAGGATTTTCTTCTTATAGACCATCTTCTTAGTGGTCTTATAATTAAAATATAACAGCGTGCAGGTATCCCTATAGAATAAACTGTTCTCATAAAACTGAGACACGTTGAAATAGTTATACCAGTTCTGACTATATTTTGAAATCTCATCTAGATCCTCTCTTGTAAGGGTTGGGTCAATCTTAAGCAGCTCAGTGACAGGAAGGGTCTTTATCTCCCCCCAGTAAAAACAATCCCTAAAGTATGGGTCCTCTGTGTAGCTATACACAATGTTAGCCGGATCAACATACGAAACCTCAACCCCAGCCCCCGGCAGGAACTCATGCTTTAAGCATCCAATCCCAAGAACCGTAAGGTCATAGTCTAATCTCTTTCTTAAATCGTGGTAGTGGTTCTCGTCAAGTATAGTATTGATAGCCTCCTCTTCAGCAATCTCTATAGCCGGCTTGTACTTAAGCTGCATGTACAGGCTAAGCTCTTCATCATTCTCTGGAAGCTGGTCAGGGTCCATGATGAATGGGTTTACGCCTGTCAAATCCTGAATGGTGGTGAGGGTGTCTTTTGCAACCATCTGCCCCTCAATCATATCTTGGAATTTGCTTCTTTTCGCCTGAGACATAGCGTCTTGAGCGTAAGCCTTTACCTTAAATAATCTATCAGACATTCCATTGACAACGATGTCAACGAACTTTGGTAAAATAGGAACAGGAGTCCAGTCCAGATTCAAATAAGATAAGTCGCCATCAATGGCAAGCTCGTTCTTATATTTCTGAACAGACTGTTCACCACGAGCATACAAACGGAGACGGTGAAAATCACGCCACTGCCCATAGTATCTACACTGATTCCCATCTTTCCTAAACCATTCATACTGAATAGCCTGACCAACTTGCAAACCAAATTGGTCGCTTGCTTTTTCAGCATCTGATACAAATTGACTAGGGAACCCCGTAGATGTTATGTTTATTAAGACATCTTTCATCTAATAATTTGACTTGTACTGCCGTGGTTGTTATACCTAGCAAAGTTAACGCTAATTTTATTCTCTTTTTTTTCAGGTACGTACAGGTGTTTTTGGTTTGCCATAATAGCCAGACCCGAGCTAATACAGGCATCAAACCTAGTCCTGTCGTTGATATCAAATTTAGCCCAATCCTCCAATGTTCTGGTGAATGGCATGGTCCCCATTATGTCCGGCTCTCTGTATGTACCCGACATATCAATACCTATATGCTTTTCTATGTATGACTCAATAGCTGTGGCGTGAGCCTGCTTTACTTCTTCAGATGTATTCGGAATCCCTCCGAGCTCACGCTCAGTTTTTGACAGCTTTGTGTAGTGTCGATCTGGTCTGTTCATACAGAAATGCCTATACCCCCTGTTCTTAAAATGATATAGTATCCTAGGTTTGTTGTTCTCTATAAGGATAGGCATCCCATAAAATACACAAGCCATCAACACTTCCTCGAAAAAAATCTCTGCCGTTTGTGGACGAGCTATGTACTCAAGGAAGAACTCGTTGACCGGAGCGTCATCCATATGGAACTTTGTCAGACCATGCAGCGCTCCATTGGAACCCCTACCACCAACCACGGCAGATATGTCATATGAGTCACACCCGAAAACGCCTAGGTGTTCATTGCCCGGATACTTAGCCCCACCCTTGGTTACTACGTTGTTCTGTAGGTTCTTCTGTGGGACCCAGCTGATCAGAAACCTTCCCCTGCTGTCTGGAGTCCAGACCACCTCTGAGTCCTTCACCCCATCCTTCCAGTGGAATGACCCCCTAGTCAGGTAGTGCTCCTTAATCATGGAGTCGTTATAGTCTATCTGCTGGTATATCTTAGTCAGGTTAAAAAGAGACTGCTTGCTCTCGTCCCTAAACGCATGGGACTCTGTCCTCGGGAACTGTCTGTAGTATTCGTTCAGTGCATCTGGATCGGACTTTAATGAATCAACCTCAGCCTCCCAGTAATCTATCGCCCCATTCGTAATCCAAGCCCCATCAACACCCCTTAGCTTGCTATCCGGCTTCCTGAATACAGGCATCCCATAGATATCAATGAAGCCCTCCATGTTCCACTCCATTGGAATAAACAGTGAGTATAGACCGCTCTTGGTCTGACCGTTTGCGTTTCTATCTTTTACGTTTGAGTCCTCGTACAGCTTCTTGTAGTTGTCTCCACCCTTACTGAGTGCATTCGAGGTAGACCCCATCAGACACTTACCAATAATCTTACTACCCAATCGAAGACAGGTCTTGGTGACACGCCAGTTGTTTAGGATGTTATTAGGCTTAACCCACTTAGCGCTTTCATCGTGAGCTAAGAACAGGAGCTTTTCTCCATCGTATGAGTTCTCCTCTGTATTCTTCCAGTCTATCGTTGTATCAAGACCATCCATGCTCTCCCCATCCACGTTGTGCATGTTCTTCTTAGTAATCTTAGACGCAGGCACCCGATATGCCAGCTCAGTCTTAGGCTTATCCATACCGTCCATGATGGGTCTAAAGAAGAAAGGCAAGCGGCTGTTAATTGGGACAACCTTATCTGTAAACATCTTCTTTGCATCAGCACCTGTCTTTGATAGTATACCAACCCTAGAATCTCTGGCAAGGGTTGCAATGTTCACACACTCAGAAGATGACATAAATGAGAACCCAGAACGACGGATCTTAAGATATATCATTCCGAAGGATCTATCATCAGCCCTACATGCCTCCCAGAAAATAAAAAATATCCTGTTGGCTTCACGGTAGTCGGGGTACCCGATATCTATACTAGACCACTGAAGATACATCCAGTGCGCCCCAGTTATATAGGTAGGCTTCCCATTGTTCATGAACCAAAACCCCTCTTCCCTGTAATCAAACTGCTTCTCTATGTAATCAACCCACCTGTCCTTAAACTCGGCAGGCATCTCGTTCCAATGGAATATAGACTGTATCTTGGATAGCTCCTTTGGCAAGTCAACCCTATCCCAGTACTGATCCTCCTTTAGTTCACTTCTTGAGTAAATACTATCCGGTTCTGCCGGAAGCGCAATCGCAAGTCCAGATATTTCAACAACCTCTCCTATACGACCAGTCTTTGATATTACGACCATATCGTACTTCTCGTTGTACCCATACCTCCAAGCCTTAGCATTATTCTTTGAGGACATAACGCTCTTAGGTACGTAGTCTACGAGAACCCTATAGATACTATTGTTTACTTCTTCTTTCAGCAAAGCCCTGCTTTGTTTCAGTTTTATTTAATCCCTTCTCAGACATCTCTATACTTTCACGCTCAGCTTCTATCCTATTAAGAATCTCGAACGCATCAAATATAGCTAGCTTCTTTGTGGCAGCAGCATTCTTAAGCCTGTCCGCAGCAAGCTCATCATCCGGGTCCGGCTTTATAATCTCCTCCTTTGCAACCTTAATAAGTTGCTCTACAGCCCTATGCCCTGCCTCAATAATTTTTAGCTTTATCTCTTTCATTTCTTTTCTCTTAGAAAGACAACCTGTATCAGCCTTGATGATTCACCAGCACCAAAGTTCTCAAATATATTTCTATGGTGCGGAAGATTTGAATCGAACATGATAGCCCTATTAAACTTTGAGTATACAACAGAGGCTATCTTGCCATCGAGATCATATACCGTTGTACCATCATTTTCAGGATGCTGCTTACTTAAATATAGTATAGCTGTTATATCCCCCATCATATCATCAGTGTGCATGAAGTTGGGTTCCTCCTGATTTAAGGGAGACATCCTAATAAAGTTCCAAGCCACCTCAAAAGAGTCGCCTGCTATGCTTAAAACATAGTCAGAAAACTCGTCGTTATTCCTTGGCTGTATACCCTTGAATAAATTCTTACCATCAAAGACATCAGAGAACTGCCTAGAATATATATCGACAACATACTCGTTAGGGTCATGCAGCACGTTATCTATTACCATCATATTCATAGAACCATTGTTATTTGATGATCAAACATTCTATACAGCTTCTCACCATCAACATTAAACTCGTACTCGCTATCTGGCGCAAAGCATACCTTGTCACCAGAACTAACCCCCTTCTCAGTCATGTATCCATTTGGATACACCATAATACCAATCAGAGGCTCTTCGGAGAATGGCTTCTTGATGTATGAGTCTGTAACTGGGATCGGCTTAACAAAGCAGTACTTATCGTATGCTATCCATTTGTCATCACGCTTATACATGAAGAACTGATCAGGGTCAATAAAGAATATATCATCCCTAAAAAAGCTCTTGCCGCTTCTTTGCTTACCCCTTATGTCGTTGTAAAACTTAAATACATTATGGTGAACTAGGAGTATATCTCCTACCATAACAGGACCGATGTAGTTTATTGGAAGCTCTACGACTTCTGCGTATCTATTAGAAAACTTGTGGTCCTCCTCCGAAGTGCTAACTATAAAATCAATCCCACCAATTTTCTTTGTGTTGTCGTATCGCTTTCCGTTCACAGGTTTTACTATGAAGCAGAAAGGTGATTTCATTAATATGATATATTATATTCGATTGATACAGGCACGGTGTGGGTAAACTCCTTCCACAGCATTACCTCGCTTTTTTCATTTATGATATAAATCTTAATTGATCCAGAAGATGAATCAAACTTAATAAGATGTATCTCATTGGTTTCGTTCAACACCTTCTGACCAACGATATAGTGCATTGCACCTCCCTTATAGTCTGGACCAATAGATACCTTTCGGATGTCCATAAATTAAATTATTAATGCACTACACCTAAGTAATCCGTGCCGGTAATTCTATAAACATTCCCAGCAACTAACCCAGCAGTCAGAGCGGCTGCATTGTTTGCGTATACAGGAACATTTGGTAATGGTAAAGAAAGAATAGACCCAATGGTATAATTCTTTGTCTCGTTGGAGTTGGCAACTTCAGTACCAATTAACTTATCAGAAATAGATGGGGTCCCATCAACTGCGTATGAACTAATCTTTCCCATAGGTTACCTCCCCTGTTTTGATATTTATTACGGCGTTAGCTCCGTACTTTTCAATAAGTTCTTTCTCATTCACACTAAACTCATCACGAAGCTGCTTGATCTGAGAAAGGATTGAATGCTTCTGAATCTCAATATCACCCAAGGCAATCTTAGCCTGAGTGAAAGTGTTGTTCATTTCCTGAATCTTGGTCAGCTCTTCTTGAGTTAATTGCTTGTTTTCCATTTTTATTTGATTTTTACAAAGATAACTATTTTTCAAGGATACTTTTCCATCCTATCTCCCTTTGATATCTAATGCCCCATCCACTGTTTGACCTAGAAATGCTGAGCACATTTCTATTCAACCTCATACCAAGAGACACATCGTACCCATTCTGCCACCCAGTTACGCCAGCGACAAGGGCTTTATCCCTCTGCGATATAACAGCCGTCTTCCTTCTGTTCTGGAACCTGACATTCATTGAGTCGATTCTGTTTCTAGAGAGCTTCTGTCTAATTACAATGAGGGCACTAGAATCATTCTTGACTGTATCGCTGTACTCAACTATCGCATGATAGTCTCTCATAATCGCCGCAGTATCAACGTGTTCCATAACGTATGTAGTGTCACCATCCTTTATGATAGTATCATATGATGTTATTGTGTCCCTATATGTTATCTTGTATGGCACCGGCTTATCCTTGTATACCATATACGGAATAGAATCGCCGGGCAGATACTGAACATCAACGCTGGGCTTTGGCTGGCACTGCTTCATAAGAATGAATACAGTGATTGCCGCAACCAAGGCAGACAATACGTTCTGAATGGTGTTTCTATTTATCGAAACCTTGATCATAATGACTTAAGCATTTGGATCATCTTAGGGTGTGGGTAGATGTCAACCTTGTCTGCCCTAACAGAGTTATGAGTAAACACCCCATTCTCTCCCCGAAGAGCCCTTTGAGTAACAGTCCAGATGTCCTCGTTGTACTTAAGAGGGATTCCGTATCTGTCCTTCCAAAGCAGTAGCAGGTCCTTGACAGACTGTATCTGAGCGTCAGAGTAGTTGTGGAAGTAGATGTGTCTTTTGTATGGGACATCAAGTTTTATCACGTCCTTTTCTGGAACCTCGCCACCAACGTAGTTATAGAACTTGCCACCAGTAAAGCTAAGCTGACCCCAGTTGCAGATCTCAATGCCAATTGAAATCTTATCTAGGTTTATGAATGGTACCCCGAATGCATCAAATACCGATCGCTTAACCCCCAAGTGATAAGCCCAGTACCTAGAGCTGAACCCTTGAACAATCTTACCATCCCCATCTGATGATCCCGGACCAGCGATAGCAACACATGTAGCTACCCTCTCTGGATTGGAAGCCCACCACTTAAATACATTTGTGCCACTAGAATTGCCAGCAGTGTGATGGAGATATATCTGCTTCTTTGGATACTCCTCCTGAATATACTGACCAGTCGGGAATTGAGTTTGGATTATATTCATCTTCCTTGCCCCCTGTATGGTTTTTTGTATAGCTTACTCTTTTTGTTATTGCTAGTCTTTGTCTTAGCCTGTACGCCCCTTGTCTTAGGTTTTTGTACGTACAACGAACTAGATACCTGCTTCGCCATCTTCTGTAAAAAAATTAGAAATAAACTTTCCTATGACTCCAATCACCATGATGATTGTACCCGCCATAGGGTGCCCATTCAATACTACTATACCTGCACCAAATGTGCCAGCAGCAGCAAGGCTATCCCCTAAGATTCTCAACCTCTTTGGTGTCGGAGCAAAATAATGTTTCCAACCGAACCTCATTCCTTATCTTGTTTAGTGCTCATCTGAATACACAAAGCATTCAACTGCTCTGTAATCTTATCAAGCTTATAAGATATTTGATCGTCCTTCTTCTCTACCACAGACACTCTAATCTCAAGCTCCTTTAGCTTAAGTGATACCTTTACGTATATACTAACTAACCCAATAAGTATCGTTACCGCCTGCCCTATTAAAAATATATACAAGTCTGGCATATTGATTCTGTTAATTTATAGGTGATTGAGGAATTAAACCTTGAGCATCAAGCTGATTGTATAAATCAATTATACTACCAGAGTTTGCTTTCTGCCAAGCAATCCAAGCATCGGAATATCCGTACTCATTTATTTCGGCTGCAGCTGAATCGTGCTGATAAATAAACTGATCGGCAAAGGTTGAAAAACCTTGCATATAAGAAACTCCATATTGGACAAGAGATCCAAACTTAGTTATGTACTCTTGAGAATTAATGTTAGCCATATTATTGAGCAAAGATTAATTGTGAAAGATAAACACCTGTAGAGCCACCGGCAGTTCTATTCATAAGGACCTCAAACTTGATTAAGTTTGTCGGTGCACCGCCAGTAAGGATTGGTACGTTAAACGTTGATTGAAATCTTTGTACTGCAAAGTTGCTGCCAAACTCGCCTGTTCTACTGGCTACACCTATTGAATCAAATGTTCCAGAAGCGGCAGAGCTAGAATATGTTACCCTTACGCCAATCTGGTTTGCAACACCACCAAACTCCTCACAAGTGATTGTTGTTAAATTGTAAACATAGTTACTTCCAGATGTGGCAAATAGAGTCTCGTTTATTGGACTAAACAAAGACATTCCAAGCGTTCCAGCTCCAAGGTTCTGAGTGCCAGCCCCACCATTTACAGTGTAGCTTGCAATGTTGTTGAAGCCAAAATTGTAATATCTACTAGGATATTCATTTATCCACAATGAAGTGGTACTGTCATAAGTGAGCACCTGCTTATCAAGTATTGGATTCCCTGTTCCACCAATCAATACATCATGCAGTTCTTCAAGCTCGTAACCATTCTGTACTGTAACAAATATGGATCCAACCAATCCAACAGAAACAACCTTACAGACCATAACCGTATGGGCTGGAGCTACTGGTTTTGTTCCGGTAAGATCTCCACTTGTGCTCAAGTAAAGAATTTGACCAGCAGTATATGTGCTTGTATTTATTCCAGACAACAATCCATTTGTAATAACATACCCATTATTGTTATTGGATATGTCAGCCATTATTACACCAAGCGTAGATGCTGATGTAGCATCAGATGTATTATCGGCAAGAGTAACTGTAGGTCTTCCACCCTGCTGCCCATTTATATAAACAACCTTTCCCTTAGTCAGTGTTACACCAGTCTGGTTATTTACTCTCTGAACCAAATCATGACCAACAGATACAGACACACCAGTCTGTTCAGTGTCAACCTGAATACTCTTATCGAAATCATTCCATCTAACTCTTCCCTCAGAGTGAGTGGTAAGAGTCGGGGTTAAATCAAAGTCGATAGTCTCAACACCAACTAACGAAGACTCAACCATTATAATATCATCAGTTGTTGTATTCCCAAGTGTTGTTGTTTGTTGAAGAGTCTGACTACCGCCAATAGGAATTGATATATCGCCATTTGTTCCCGCAGCAACACCATTTACCGTTACAGGTATTGTTCTTGTTGTAATAATGTCTGGCATCTCTAGCGCTATGCCAGCAGACAGGTTAGATGTTCTAAACTGAATTTGAGTTCCTAAACTATTCCCCCATATCAGACGGTCCGTACCTGCTATTAAAACATCTACTCCAGATGCGACATAACCAAGAACAGCTCTACCCGAAACACTTGATAGTCTAAGAAAATCTGCTCCTCCAGAATCTTCTGTTCTAAAGTTAGCACCGTTCTCTGTTATTATATTCTGGTTGGATGTGTTACCAAGAAGTGTAACATCATTTAATGTCTGACCACTTGTAGTTACAGTCCAGCTACGGTCAGCAGATAAATCATAACTAACTCCATTAATAGTAAGGGTTCTTGTTGTTGGAACACCGCCCAAACCAGAGAGAGTATAGTTAGGGATATTCAAAGTACTTCCAATAAATGTAGAAGGACCAGCAGAGCCAGTAGTTGTAAGAGCTATAGGGCTTTGCTTACTATCGAATGTTGTCCAGTCTGCTGATGAAAGAGCCCCTCTGTTTGTGGCGGAAGCGGTAGGTACATTCAATGTAATTACAGGAGTTGTACTTCCTGTAGCTACAGAGCTATTAAGATCCGTTCCGGTTGTACCTAAAGTCAATGCGCTAACACTAGTCACCGTACCAACACTCCAAGATCTATCCGCAGACAGATCAAATGCAGTACCATTGATAGTCAATGTTCTAGTAGATGGGACACCTCCAAGACCAGACAATGTGTAGTTTGGCACATTTAATGTGCTACCCACAAGTGTAGATGCACCAGAGGAGCCAGTTGTTGTAAGCGTGATTGCGTCCTGCTTACTATTGAAAATGTTCCAGTCTGTTGATGTAAGGAATCCACTTGCTAAAGAAGTAGCAGCTGGCATACTAAACTGACCAGTAGTATTGTTATACTGCAATGGAGAAGCAGCAGACAAGCTAGTCAAAGAGATACCTCCAAGCCCAGCAAGTGTATATGTTGGAACATTAAGAGTGCTACCAACAAGGGTAGATGACCCTGAGTTACCAGTCGTAGTGAGCGCAATCTGATTCTGCTTTGAATTGAATGTGGTCCAGTCAGCAGAAGACAGCGCACCTCTATTGAGGGCAGATGCAGTAGGAAGATTAAAAGTGTGAGTAGAGCCAGCAGAAGAGATCACAAAGTCTGTCCCAGCGGTACCAGTAGCGAACGTCTGACTAGAGTTTGTTAACCCATTCAATGAAGAAATAGCAGTGATTGTAAAAGTCCTATTGGCTGAAAGATCCTGAGTTATACCATTAATTGTAAGCGTTCTACTGGTAGGAACACCACCAAGCCCACTAAGAGTGTATGTTGGGACATTAAGGGACCCTCCAGAAAGAGTAGCCGAACCAGAGTTGCCAGTTGTAGTAAGCGTAATAAACTGACTGAACGCAGCAATTGGAATCCTTACGTTTGCATTCGTAGTAGGACTGTATCCTACAATGAAATTATTCACATCGTAGGCGTCTAAATTAAACTGCGAAAATTTTATGTTTGCCATAATTATTCTATAATTAAGTTATTCCCCGATTCGCTAATAATAAAATCAACTCCACTTTCTGTAATCATAAAAGAGGAGCCGGGTCCGGGCGATCCGCCCAGAATAAGGTTCCCCACATAATTCCCTATTGCAATCATTAATCCTGTCATATCACCAGAGAGCTAAAATGTTAGTAGCGCTTGTTGTTGCTAGAACCTTTGACACCTTTACTGGAATGAATTGACCGGAAAGAACTCCTACAAATGTTACGGTATCTCCTCCAATCGTAACAACACTAATATCACCAGCTGCTCCAATATAAAGAACGCATCCATCATTATTACCACCAGCATAAATAGTGTAGGAGTTTGGAGATGTAGTGAAGATACTTACATTAATCTCTAGAACAGTAGCAGAGATAACTTTTACAACTGTAGCTGCTGTTGCAGTAGATAGGTTATATACAATATCCCCGGTCTGAACATTCAGGGCTATAAAATTTTTTGTCGAATCAACCAACTGAAAAGTAGACGGAGCAGTATTGACCCCGCTCACGGTTACCGCCGGGAAAGGTACCTCGCAGTCATTTGAAGGAATAACACTCAGCGCTCTACCTACCTGTAATTTTTGAGTTGCCATTTTTTACTTTTTATCTTTATAAGGAAACATTCTATTGAGTGCGTCCTTTCTTTGTTTACATCCACAATCTTTTCCGGTAGCCTTTGAGATCCCTTCTACAACCTTCTTAATCCCTGTTGCAGTGGTAATCTTTTCGACCGTGTCCCCAAACCCCTTGCTTCTTTCATTCAATTTCATTTCTTCTTGATTAAAAGTTTTTTTACAATTCCATTCCACACATCAACAACACGACCCCACCAGCGCTGCACACGGTGACCCGCCATAACAAGTTGGAACCCGAGCCATAGCATAAATCTACCCATGCTGCAAAGTTATTGAATATACTGACTAGATTTTTGAAACACGTCTTCCCATCCCAACCCTAGACTTCTCAGCCTTCTTGGCTGCCAGAGTGGATGGGCTTATCTCAGATCTTGTTCTTGGTGTCTTCGAAGACACACGCTTTGATGGACGGCAGTACTCGTTCTTACCTCCAGCACCACATGGCTTATTTGTCCTAGTGTCCACCCACTTCTCAGCCTGCCATCTCTTTAGGCTAGTACCAGCCTCGCTCTTCCTTACGCTACCAGAACCCTTACGGCACTTGGCAATAGCCTGAGATGCACGAGCTGATGGGAACACATCGTACTGCGCCTTGACCTTCCTATAGCAGGCGTCCTTCATTACTTCTTCTCAGACAGTCTTATCTTCTTGTCTTGAGCTTTAGCTGCTCTACCTAAAAGTCTGTCAGCCTTTTTTTCTCTGCCCTCATCAACAGCTTTGTAACCCTTTCTTACAAGCTTGTCTTCTTTTTTTTGAAGACGGTCAATGACTTTGTTTCTGAATGGTATGCTATTGTAGTCCATTAGTATTTCCCTTTTTTTGTTTTTGGTGAAGCCTGCGTCGACCCCCCGGGTCCAGCCCATAGGTTCTTACAAGCCCAGTATCTTGGTGTTAACTTGTCGTTTGCTGTATCGCATTTGTGTCTAGCTCGAAAAGAAGACCGTGCCGCTGCTGAGTAGTTGTGTCCGTAACCCTTAGCACCGAAATGCAGAAGCTTCTCCCTACCTCCCGAACAGGCTAGGACCATCTTCTTCTTGCCGGGGCGATCTGATGCCACGACACGGTTGCACTTCATTTTCGATTTCTCTGCCATTAATTACTTGGCTCTCTTAGACTTCAAAGACTTGGCAGCACCTTTCATAACTGCTTTAGTTACAGCCTTCTTAGCAGCAGTCTTAGCTACCTTCATGGCTCCGCTTTTTCCGGGGGCACCGAGGATGCTAGACTTAGGCAGACCTGATGCGCCTTTAGTTGATACGTTTTTCATTGTTGTTTTATTTTTTGGGTTTAGGTTTTCCTACAGCTGATTGCACTTTAACTGTGCATGGTACGCTTGAGTTTTTCATTTTGTTTATTTTTTAATTAATCAAACATAGATCCAAAATCACGACCACCACCACGACCACCACCACGACCACCACGAGTCAACCTTTGAACATTAGTAGCGGTATTAACAACCTCACCAATAGCTCCAGCAATTTCTCTAGCCTTTTGGGCTCTCTCTTTTCCGAGAGTCCCCTTCGCAGCGGCTTCTATATTATGCTCTCTCTTAGCCTGCTTCAGCTCAGCTCTATATTGCTTCTTTGTCATATACGGCTTACGCTCTCCAGGATCTGGAGATTCAGCAAGCGGATAGTCTCTGCTCTTATTCTTTTTCATTTTGTTTACTTATTTCTTTTGTATACAGATTCACCAAGACGACTAAGTTTTTGTAGTCCAGAAATCCTAGATGATGTATCTCCAACCCTTCTCTTATTCTCAGCCTTCTCTTTCTTCTTCTCCTTTTCCTTTGCTTTTGATGCATACTCGGAAAGGCTAGCTGTCTGCTTCTGAAGTGAATTCAGCCTATCGATAACACTGTTACGAAAGTTAATGTCATCGTTAGTAACGTCGGTCTTCTCTTTTGAATTAGTATCGTTAGACATAATTACTTATTGAACTTCCTGTTACCGTATGTGTTCCCACCAACATAGCAGCCCTGACCCACCTTGCAGTTTCTTCTATTCTGACGATCAATCTGTCTCTGCTCCTTACCCTTGCCGCTCATCATGAACCAGTTCTCTTTAGACCCGAACACTTTCTCCGAGAAGGATGATCCGCTTTTCTCCTTTGGCTTAGTTGTCTTTAGAGCTACTCTATCTCTTGACTTTGAGCTATAACCCCCACTACCAGCAGCGGCATCAGGTGTCATTACAATAGATCTAGTGGCTGACCCTGTCTTTGCAGGAACGCCGGCAAATCTTTTTTGAGCAGGCTTCTCGGTTGTCCCGCTAGCTGATGAGGTCTTCTCCCAGACTTGACGCCCACCTCTTTCTTTAATCAGCTGGTATCCCTGCTTCTTTAGCTCAGATACATTAGCCTCTTCGTTCTTGCGAACTCTAAGTTTACTTTTCTTTCCTTTGTCGCTTCCGTTTTTACCTAGTGCCATTGTTGTTAAAGTTTTTTACCAGTAAGTACATCTAAGGCTTTCTTCTTTGCATCTCTGTAAGCCTTATCTTCAGACATCAATCCCTCTAATCCTTTTTTAGTATCAGACACATACTTTCCTTTCTTAGACTCTCTTTTAGAGTTAAATAAGTCTTGGACTTTTTTGATATAACGCTGACGCTCCCCCGGGTCTGGAGACTGAGAAAGCGGATAGTCCCTGTTCATGCTTTTAGACATACCTTTGTGTTTACCTTTGCATACAAAAGTAGCAAATTAAATCTAATGAAATCGGACTACCTAAAGTACTGGAGGGTCATCAGGTATTTTGTAAAGACCAAGTACGGACTGACCCAAGCGGACCTAGACGTGCTGCTGTTCCTAAACTCAGAGTCATACTTCGGTAGGGACAGGTTCGAGGAGTTCGACAGGCTCCTGTCTTGGGACGACAATAGATTCGACAGGCTCCTAAGAGAAGGATGGGTGGTAACCTTTAGAGAAAGGAAGGGGAACCGAAGAGCCCTGTACGAGCTATCGTATAAAGCAAAGAGACTGATAGACAGCATATATAAGAAGCTGAATGGGGAAGAGATACCGGAGACAGCGTCACACAATAACACAGTGTTCCATAAGAACGTTGGCTACTCAGACCGCAGGTACCGTGACATGATCATGTCAATGAACCAGTTCGTCAGGGACAAGAAGCGGTCGGCGGACTAAACAAATTTGTTTAGACAACAACCACCACGTCACGCTCCATGATGACAGTGTAGGGCTTATCCTCGATCAGCATAGTGAACCCATGCCCCTTGTCGTAGTAGATGGTGTCCCCCTCCTTGATGACGGTCACGTCAGTCCCGGGCTTAACCACAACCGCCCTCTGGTACCTGAACCCCTTGGCGTCCTCGCCAGATAACAGGAGCCCCGACTGGGTCCTTACGTCCTCCTCTACTACTGAGTTGATTACAATGTACTTACCGATTGGTTTCATATATCAAAGTCTGTTTGAATAAAGATCGCCCCGCCTGACGGGTTTGAGTGTCGGACCCTAAGCTCGAAGTGCTCGATCGCATCGATCATGTCCATGCCGTTGTTGACAAGTATGTTGATGCACTTGTTCACCGAGTACACCAGCCTCATGCTGTCCTCCTCTATCCCGACAACAGCATCGTCAAAACCCTCTGGGGTATAGAACATCTGCTCGGGGTAGTGTACTATAACATCCTCTAGTGTCATCAGTCAAAGTTGTCCTCAATAAATATGGGGGTCTTGGCGCCGAAGTCAACATCCCTAACGCTGAACTCGAAGTAGTCAATTGCGTCCACGTACTCGTACCCCTTCTCGATCAGTAGGTCTATGCACTTCTTGCACGAGTATGCAATAACCATCTTTGTTGGCTCGACCCCTATGATAGCGGCGTCAAACCCATCAGCCCTAAGGAACAGCTCCCCGGGGTAAGCCTCAAGTAGTTTATCAAGCATTGGTTCCTGACTCATAGCTTCGTGCCATCGTGATGATAGCGTTTGTTGAAAGAATCGTTGTTGCAACACTGATCGCATTTTGCAGCGCTGACCTTGTGACCTTCAGTGGGTCAATGACCCCCATGTCAATAAGGTCCCCAAATGCACCGCCCTTTAGGTTATACCCCCACCCATCTTTATTGGTATCACCGTAGATCTCATTCAGCTCCAAGCCAGCGTTAGCAAGTATCTGCGAGACAGGTGCAGCCAACGCATCCGACAGGATCTTGACAGCCACATCAGCCTCAGGGGTGCTACCTGTTTGCAGTTCGCGAACAGCGATCTCGTACAGCGCCTTGCCAGCGCCGGGAAGGATGCCCTCCTCCATAGCCGATCGAACCGCACACACCGCATCGTCAACCCGATCGTAAAGCTCCTTCTGCTCTAGGTCAGTGTTGCCACCAACGTAGATAACCCCAACGCCCCCTGTCAGGGAAGCGATGCGCTCGAGGATGAAGTCACGGTCAGCCTTCTTGGTAGCCACCTCATGCGCCTGCCACAGCTGAGCCACACGCTCGTCAATGTCAGACTGCTTGGACTTCAGGTCAGACTTAATCAGGACGGTCCGGTCCTTACCTACAATACACTTAGACACGTGCCCTAGGTCTCCGTAAGTAATTACACTTAGATCGTCCCCTGTCTTTTCACTGAAGTATGTTGCGCCTACAGAGATAGCGATGTCCTGCATCAGCTCGTGCTGCTTGTATCCAAAGCTAGGTGGCTGGATAGCTACCACCTTCAGGTTGTTCTTGAGCACGTTAGCCGCTAAGGTGTTGACCACGTTCTTGTGGCACGGCGAGATGATCAGAAGCTTCTTGCCCTCCTGTATGATTGGTTTCAGTACAGACTCTATCTGCAAGATGTTCGCTATCTCGATGTCAGCCACTAGGACCATGATGTCCTCGTAGATACACTCGTCCTTCTTCTGGTTATTAATGAACAGCGGGCTCAGGTAGCCTCTATCGATCTTCAGACCCTTGGTGGTCTCGGCGTATGTATCAGATGTCTGCGAGCGCTCAACTGTAACGATGCCGTTCTCGCCAACGTCACCATACACCTCCGATATAATCTTTCCAATCGATGCGTCGTTGTTAGCCGAGATCGTAGCCACGTCAAGCATCTTCTCCTTTGTCAGCGCCTGACTCTTTTGTTTAAGCTTCTCCACCACAATGTTAGACAAGTCCACAAGCTCACGTAGGACAGTGGTCCTGTTATGCTTCGGCTCGATGTACTTAACCCCACCCTTTACCAGAGCCTCGGTCAGTACAATAGCTGTAGTGGTACCGTCACCTGCAACCGTGGCTGTCCTGTCAGCTGCCTCCCTCATCATCTTTACCGCTAGGTTCTCTACCGGGTCGATCAGGTCAATAGACTTAGCAACAGTGACCCCATCCTTGGTGACCGTGATCCCATGGGTGTGCTGAACAGATTCAATAAGAACAGTGTTGCCGCTAGGACCAAGCGTGCTCTTAACAGCCAGAGCCATCTTACTGATACCCGAGATAAGTTTATCCCTGCCCTCGGCGCCAAACTTCAGGTCCTTTGGAGAATAACCAAGTGTGTCCATTCAATTTAATTTGTAACAAATATAGACTTAATTCATTACAAAGATATATGTTCCACGTGAAACATCAATGCCTGCCGTCCTGCAACGGCTCGTCCGATGAGTTGTCGATCCTCCTATACCCTTCCTTCCAAAGCACCGTGGTCAGGTTTATACTTATACGCTCCACCTCCTCCTCGCTGGCATCAGGCAGCAGTATATGTACAACCTCATGCACAAGTATCTCCAAGTGCTTCTTGCCCCTGAGCCTTTCATCAAGCTGGACCATATGACCATCCGTATCCGCAAGCCCCCATGCGTTGGCACGCCCGAGTTTATTGTAGACCACCTTGATGCGTTTGCGTTTTGGCATAAAACAAAGCTATGACGAATATGACAGATTAATACCTTTCCCTACTCTCTCTCTCTCTTTACTATATATATATAATTATTTATGGCTAGAATTCATTTTCTAAATCGACATAATCGACATAGAATTGATTATCATTATTTTAGACGACATAAAAAAGACATAGTTATGTCAATTAATAACATATAGAGAAAAAGAAAAGGGGACAACTAAAGAGAAGTCCCCGACACACACAATGTGAACTATGAGAAAACCTTAACCAAACATATCTCTCAGCTTCTCCATCGTCTCGATACGGGACTCCGCTCTAACATAAGCTTCCTCCATCATACCGATCTTCTTCTCCTGCTTCATTTGTTTACGCTTGAGAGCAGCAGCAGTAATACCTGCCATACCAAATCCGGGCTCCTCGTTAATAAGTCGACCGTTGCGTACAGTCAATCCTCTGTACTTATCGTTGTAGATGCTGTTTTCCATTTTAATCGTTTGTACAAATTTACAGAAAAAGTGGATTCGACTTTACAGATTATCAGATGCTAGGACTGTTTGGGCTATATAGCGGTTTTGCGTCAGCCGACCCGAATCCGAAAACGGTTTTGTTTTTAGGGGGTGGGGTCAGAGTTGGCTAGCCC